GCTACAGCGCGTTGGATCGAAGCCACAACATTGCTGGCGGTCGCTTGAATTTGACGATTAGTGGAGTCAAACTGCCGGTTCAAAGCCTGCAGCTCTGACACTGCCGTTGCAGTTGACACCTTGACATTCCCTGTCTTCGACAGAGTTGTATTGATAGATTGCGCTTCCCGATTCAGGTTTCTGAATTTAGCTGAGAGTCGGCCAAGTACGCTATCAACACTTGAAGTCGAAGACTCAATTTGAATTTCTACAGACATCTGTGTCTCCTTAAAAAATTGCCCCACCGATGACCGATGAGGCAAAATTTATCATAGATAGGAAAGAATAGCACCTTTAGCTCGACCAAATTTTAGTAAGATTGACTCAATAAAATTAGGAGAGGCTTGAGTGGAAGTTCCTGCGTTTAGAAACTGAATGTAATCAGTTGAATTCGTTATTTTAAGAGAGGGCTGTAGCTCCCAGCTGTCTCTTGCTCGACCGGTATCAACAGGAGTTGCTTCTTTAAGCTCCTCGACTATCTTTACCGCCTGCGCAAGCAACTGGGGTTCTACAGCCTCTTCTATTGCTTTCCGAACAGGAGTCGGTCGAAAGTTGACTTTAATCTGTAACATCCAATAACTCCGGTCTTTCAGAAAAGCGATGACCAAAACGAGCAGCAAACTTTTGAAGCAAGTTCTGCTGTTTTGAAGTATCTTCTTTTATTGTCTTCAACGAGTGGAACAGTTGTTCCGGTTTAACTTTGTCTCCCGCCATTGACATAGCAATGACAGCAGCGCGGTTGTCTTCTCTCCAACCCACAGGACGACGTTTAAAGTATTCGATCCAACCGACAAACTCTTCGTAAGTCATTGAATTCAACTGCTCTAACGTCATCCCTAGGTTGTAGGCAAGATCGTACCGGAACAATTCTTCGTCGGTTAGGCCTTCGGAGGGTTTTCAGTCTTGACCCCAGCAAGCCGGAGTACTTCAGTCGCTAGCTTCGCGATGTCGTCGAGCGGGAACGAGTCGAGTTCCGCGTCAGACAGCTCATCCGCACCAACAACACCAAGACGGATAATCTCTCTCTGAATTGAGAGACCGTCTTCTTCCTTGGCTGCTTTCAGTTTAGCCTGAAACGACTCAACTTGGGCCACTGTCAGTTTGTTGACTTCAACAGTTTCACCAAGGAAGGAGACTTTAGCGGTACGATTGCCTTTGTTAAGTAGATGCTTCATTTTTCAATCCTAAAAGTTCTGCATTCTCTTGTTTAATTTGAGAAAGTAAGGTGGAAAGTTTACCTAGATTACTTAGCGCAAAGAAGACTTCCTTCTTCGATTGATCATCTTCCAGTTGAGGAATGCGAGCAATAGTCTTAGCGACGGAAGTATCAATGCAACGCTGCATGTGTCGCAGCGTCTCACGAAGAATATAATCGTTAGATAGTTTAGCCATAGCGTGTGTGCCCTCCGCGCGTTAGATAGTCGTGGGGCCGAGGAAGTCCGACTGAATCGACAGCGCTAGAGTTGCTGTAGCCGCGTCATCACGAGCAGGTTGGACCAGCATCGATTCAAGGCGACCGACGAAGAAGAAGTTCGCGTTCGGCGCGGTACCGAGACCGCCGACGGTGTAGAGAGTGGAGGTGGGTTTAGCGGTCAGGAACGAGAACATGAACACCTTCGAGACACCGTCAGCTACTAGGTTCGCGGGCGCGGAGCCAGCTTGCCAGATAGACGGGACGTAGTTGATCACGATTTCAAGGTCGGGAGCGTCCGATTGAGCACCGACCGACTGAGATTGAGCCTGACCGTAGACGGGGACTTTAACGATGTTCGCGGGAGTACCCAGCGCGGGCATGTCGCGAATGTTCGTAATCTCGGTGACGTTAGTAGCTGTAACGAACGGAGTTGATAGGTTAGTAGTTGTCCACGGTTGCGCGGGAACGGAACCGGTGAACATCAGCAGCTTCGAGTAGTGAGCTGACGTAATAGCTGTAGGATAAGCCATTGTTTAATCTCCAAAATAGGTATAAGGTATTGAGTAAATAGTCAAGGTTTTAGTGGCGTCGTCAGGATCAGTACCAAGAGTCTGAGTTGACGATAGCCCTAATTTGACTGTTGGTGACAATACTTTGTCTTCCAGTACTGCGTCGAGCTGGGAAGCCACCGTTGCCGGTTGAAGCTGGCCCGAGCCTGACTCAGTTACTATTTTTATGTTTATGAGACCATTAACAACTCTTCTGTTCAGAGAACCATAGCTTATCCGTTTAGAAGGGCCAGATATTACAGAAACTCTCAGATAAGGCAAGGTAGGTGCTTGCCCCTTATAGTCTTCAGGAATCGTTGCGTAGGGAATAGACCAAGTGCTGATCAGAGTGTAGACAAGATTGACAACATTAAGCATTGACTCTCCTCGCTTTTATCAACACAATACCTTCGTACACTTCCTGCGTCTCAAGGCTGTAGCGATGAGCACCGTAAGTGAAGGTATTGTAATTAGTAGGAGTAAAGTCCTTTGACTTAGCCACGAACTCGTAGTAGGGAGTTAAGTCACTGTCTAACTTTTCGCCCAGCAGAATCATATCAACGGTCTTAGTGGTAGTTGACTGAGTTGGTTGACCTGTTGACCAGTTGAACCCAGAGGTTGACCGATCAGAGAAGGTCACGGGGCGAACGAAGTCTTTGAATACAACGAAAGCACGATCTACGGCGGCTGCGATAGTCGAGCGAGAGAGCATTAGTTAGCCCTCCACCAGATATATCTTGCCGCGCTTGAAGTAGCCAGTAAAGGCTCAAGCAACGACTCAACACCAAAGTAAGGAACAGAGGGAACCTTCGAGGCGATATCTGAGTCTTCTACTTCCAGAGGACCTAGTTTGATCCGATCGTAGGACGAATCATAGCCACGTACTGCTTCCGGGTATCGAACATAGTGTTTAGCTAGATTCGAGACCGCCTGCTTTAACCGAAGAGGAACAGAAGAGGCTAGGCACTCAACCCAAAGGTTAAGACCAGGGTCATAGAATGAGAAAGTTGCACGAGGCCAAGACAGCGGTTGTGTGGATAGAACCGCTGTCGAGAGCCAACGATGGTCGTTTAACGCAAAGGTAGCGTTCCGTAGTGCTTCTTCCTTCTCAGGAATAGTTGCGGCCGCCCAAGCAGGGTCTCCTGCGTTATACAGGTTAGCGTCTTCAAGCGACAGAAAAGTATCAGTGAAAAGAGTTAAAGCCACGGAACACCTCCGATTAAGCGTGGAAGATCGGCAGGATACCTAGGTTCAGAGGATCAACCGTACGTTCCCACGAAGCAGCTGCCGCCAGAGTGGTATTCGTCGCAAAGGTGTTCGAGGCACCGACCCAGTCGTAACCGGCGGGATGAGCAATGAACCCGTAACGATACCAGATCGAGGTCGTACCGCCGCCCATGTAGGCAGAGGCATCACGCTCGATCTCAGTCGGGACAGGCGGGTTAATGTCGCGGTAGAACAGAGAACCCGGCTTCACGAGGAAGGTTGTCTTCGTCGAACGGTCGTTGACGTTGGCCGAGGCAGCGAGGTTGCCTTGGTTGGTCCGAGACAGGATCAGCCGGAACTTACCGTTGTACAGCGTCGGCAGGTCGAGATTACCGTCACGAATCCGGTCCTGGTCCACGAGGTTCTTCGAGCGAAGATCCGCGAGCACTTCAGGTGAGGTGATCATGTAGACGTATTCAGGCTCGTAGTCTTTCCAGAACATACCCATGGCACGGAACAGACGGTCGCCGCCAGCGGCAGCCACACCACCTGAGACTAGACCACGTTCGGTCGCAGCGTCGATAGCAGCGGTACCAAATTCGCCAGCGGCGTTCAGGTCGATGAAAGCACCAAGCGAGGGGCCAGGCACAGAATCGAAAGTAGTCAGACCAGCACCGTAAGTGACTTCTTTCGCGGCAACGCCTCTAAGAGTCGACATCAGCGCGTCGTGAGTCTTCTGGTTGCGGTTCTGAGCGAACGACTGAGCGAAGTACGTCAGAACGTCCTGCTTCGACACGACAGACTGCATGTTGACTTGCTGAATACCGGTCGTACGGAGGTTCTTCACGTAGTTAGCGATGTCGGTTGACATGGTTGACAGCGAACCAGCTGTGGCCGAGGTCAGAGAAGCAACGTTCTCGACCGCGTTCAGCGGCTTGTACCAACGCATTTGACCAATGAAGCCTTCACCAGCGTCTGTGATGTCGGCGTTACCAGTAACGAGGCCAGTTGATGTGATCGTTTGCTCTTCAGTCCAACGCTCTTGGGCATAAGCAGAGATCGCTAGCGCGACGTTCTGGAAAACTGTATGATTGACAGCCATTTTAAATCCTTATAATTACATAGTGAACTGTCCCAGCAATCCTTTCTCAGCTAGCTTTAGCAGCTCGGGGCCGGAAAGCCCTTTAAGGTTTGCAGGTCGGTCCTTTTCAGCAGGAGTCCGTCGTCCGTTGGGACCTTCGGTTCCTGAGTTTTCCTTTTGTTTAAACAAGAAGTCGCGAGCGGGATCTTTCGTATAGATCTTCTCAACGAACTCTTTGATTGAAGCACCCGAACGGTGTTTCCAAGTATCGTCTACTTTTACAAGCTGATCAGCGATCTCTTTGAAAGCAAGGGAACGAGCAGTGTCGTTCTTAAACTCAACAGCGGCTAGAACAGTAGTCAACTCCTGATCGCGAGTCAGGCGGGTGTTAGCTTCTATAGCGGCTTCTAGTTGAGCCTGAAGTTCCTTCACCTGCATCTCACGGAGTTCGAGGTGTTTCCCTTCAGCTTCCATTCTCTCTTTCTCGATCTTGCGTCTGGCCTCTTCTTCACGGGCCTTAGCTTTCTCAGCTTCTTCAAGCTTTTTGTTAAGCTTGTCCATATTTTCTTTCATCTGAGCCAACCGCTCTTTAGCGATCTTCTCGATGGTTTCTTCATTTTCTTCGACGAACTTAGCCTTAAGTTCTTGTTCAAGTTCTGCAGCAAGTTTTTCACGAGCAGCTTCAAGTTGTTCGGGGGTAAGATCCATAGTAGCTCCTTATGCACAGCATGGATTGGGATGTACAACAACCCAGTATGGAGAAAAAAAAAGCAAAGCGGAGAGGCCCCGGAGGACCCCTCTCTTCTTTAGAGTAACCTG